CCGAACCGCTCCCAGATCTCACGGCGACAGAAGTACACGGAGCCGCTGATCGTCGGTACGTCAAGGATCTCCTCGGAGCACTGGTCAGCGAAATGATCCAATGGCTGCAGCCAGAAGCGGTGCTGGCGCCGCATGTTGTTCCCGGCGATACCGGCATGGGTCAATCGGCCGGCACGGTCGATCTGCCGCGGTCCGATCACAGCCACGTCCGGGTGCTGTTTGAAGAGTTCGACGATCCGGTCCGGCGGCTCGAGCATCCGCGTGTCCGCATTGAGGGCCAGGACGTACGGTGCGGTGCCGCGCGCAAGGGATCGGTTGACGGCCTGCGCGTAGCTGAGGTCGCGCTGTTTCGCGTCTACGAGCTCGATTGAGGTGAACAGGTCCGATTGCAGCGACCCGACGCAGCGGACGGCGAGGTGGGGCGTGCCCCAGTCGACGACAGCTACATCGATCACGAGACCGCGACCTTCAGGTGAGATTCCTGCCAGTAGTGCTTGGCGCGCAGGCCGGTGTCCCAATGACATTTCAGGCCGGCGTCCTGGAGTGCCCACGCGAACGCGATGTCCTCCCCGCTCTCATGCCAGTCGTAACGGCAGTCGAGCACGGCACGCTCACCCAACCAGACGGCCATGGGAATGTCGATCCGGTAGACCGCATCCCAGTCGAGTTCGCCTGGGAGTGGGCGCCTGAATCCCTTCGCACCGGGTGGGTTCAGCCAGCCGGCGTTGTACGCCCAGAAGATCTCATGGTCGACGTTGGGGTTAGATGCGGCGTGGTGAAGGAACGTCGCGCAGGACGCCAGGTCGCAGCCGTGGCCGAGCATGCCGAGCAACCGTTCGATCGTGTGGGGATCTTCAAGCATCACGTCGGTGTCCAGGGACAGGAACAGGTCCGCGTGCATGTCGCCACGGGCGAGCGCGAGCACCTGGTTACGGAGATCTGCGAGGGTCGCGAAGCGGTCGTTATCGTGGCGCGCGTGAGGTGCCCGTTCGTCGTGCTGGACGTGACTGTCGAAGTGGTGGCGCTCACAGCCGTCCTGAATCGCCCGCCAGGTGTCGTCACCTATGTGGCCGGAGTGCAGGAACACGAACCCGTCCGGCTGACGTGTCTGATTCGCCAAGCACTGAAACCAGTGCGGCAATGCCCAAGCCCGGTTCGCGACCGGGCAACCGACGATCAGGCGCATCAGCGGCCAGCGATCACAAGTCCGAGAGCGTCCCGCTTCGCTTTCTGAACCTGCTCGTAAGCGCCCTCAGCAAGATCAGCGAGCCGCTCATACTTAGCGTCGACGAAATCCTGCTCATCCAGAACACCGGCAGCGACAAGCGTCGTGATCAACGCGTCCACGGACGCCGACGCCTCCATTTGCGGCAACGGCAACTGAAACGGTTGCATTCCCTGCGGAAGCGTTCGATTAGTCATGTTGACCTTCTCGAGGATCTTCTCCACCCGCTTCACAGCAAGCTCGGCGCGGGTCGTGACATGCGATGCTTCAGTAGCCATGTCGGCTCCTATCGTGGTGGCTGATACACGGGGTAGTTGACCGAGACGATTCCAACGGCCGGTTGCAACGGCTGGTCCGCGGACGTCCAGTAGTCCTTGCGGAACTGCTGCGCCTTGTTCATGAAGGCGTCAGCATCAGCCTGATAGCCCTTGGCGGTCTCAGACAGCGTTTCCTTCGCGTCACCAGCGGTGACGTCTGGGAGTCGCAGCTTGCGTGCGAGGGACGCGGCCGCAAGCGATGCGGCGTAGTGCGTGATCGCCGGCACCATCCCGTCGGGCACCTGATCAAGGGTCTGGTAGTCGTACAGCCAGGACCGGGCGATATCGAGGAACTGGTACAGGTCCCCGTCAGAGAACCGCTGCCACCCATAGGTCACCAGCAACGAGGACTGTGGGGCGGTTGACAGCGTGAAGTTGCCGTTCACATCAATGTCGCTCGTCACACCGCTGTTAGCGATCGTCGCTGGGATTGTCGAACCGTCGATGTACGCGGCGATCGTTGATGGCACGGGTTGCACCGGGTCGTTCTTCCCCAATGGAACAGAGCTGTACAGCACGATGAACGTCATCAGTGTGGACGGCGACGACGGCGGGATCTGTTGGGTTAGCTGCTCCTGTCGCACGAGCCCGTACGGGGTCGTGGCGTAGGACGGCATGCCATCACTGAGCAGCGTGCGGACCTGATCCAACAGACCGGGATACGGGCTTGGGTCAGATCCCGGCACATCCGGTTCGGTCGGCAGAACGGCCGTGACCGGGATCGGCGCTCGGGTCTGGCGTGGGCGGATGTTCGACTGGCGCCTCATGCCGTCACCGGGAACGCCTTGATCGTGAGCGTGTCCCCCGTGGCGTACGTCGTAACGTTGCCGTCGTTCGTGGTGGTCACGAAGATTGCGTACGTGTCAGCGTACGCCGTGTCGCCTTCGGCGAACGTGTAACTGCAGTTCCAGAAGTTCACGCCGTTCGGGTCGACGGTTGCGGGCCAGATCACTGCCCCGTCACCGGAGAACTCGAAGTCGGTGCCGATGAACTGCACCTCGATCGTGTCGCCCGTGAGGTTCAGCACCGTTTCCTGGGTGCCCTCGTAGGTCTCGTCTGTGACCTGGAGATGAACCCCCGGCGAGTTGTCCCCGACCCACATCGTGCGGCTAGCCACTGATAACCACCTCCGTAGTCGCGGGATCGAGAACAAGCGCCGTGGGTTCAGCCTTCATAACGAACGTCAAGGTCTTGCCCTTCATCGTCATGCTGGTCATCGCCGGGTTGAGGACGAGACCGAGCGGCAGCCAGATGGTGCTGCTGGTCGGGATGAACGCAACGTCGCTTGAGGTCGACGAGTCCGCAGATATTCGTGAGAGCGGAATCGCACGTGAGCAACCGTCAGTCGTGACGGACGTGTCCGAAGAGTGCCGCGTGAAGACAAGCGCCCCGCGGGCGGTGCTATCGGTGCTCAACGACGTGTCGGAGGCTGTCAGAAACGCCGCGTGCCCGCTCGAGGCCGAATCGCTCGACGCACTACTGTCGCTTCCCGACCGCGCGAAGCTAACTGGCTGACGGGTCGTGCTGTCCGAAGACAATGACATGTCAATACCGCTGCGAGCTTCCACACGACGCCCCGAGGCGCTATCGGTTGAGCCCGAGCTATCCGTGCCGGTTCTGCCAAACAGGATGCTGCCGCGGGCCGCCGAGCCTGCCGAGCTACTCGTGTCACTCCCGAATCGGCCGATAGAGATCAGCCGGCGACCCGAATCGCTGGAGCTCGACGTGTCGCTCGCGTGACGCGTGAACGTCAGCGACGCGCGCTGCCCGGAATCCGAGGAGCCCGAGGTGTCGCTGCCGGTCCTCGACTTCGGCTCAGTCCGTGAGGCCGAATCAGAACTGTTGGACGTGTCCGAGCCGGTGCGGGCGACATGCAGCACGCGGGAACTGGAGTCGCTTGAGTTCGACGTATCCGACGCCGTATGGCCGCCAGCGAGATCGAAGAACACGCCGCCGATTACCGCGTTCGGTCCGGCGGTGTTGTTGACCGTGAACGTCAGCGAGCCACCGGAAGCGACCGTCTCGGTCCACTGCACCCAGATGCCGCTATCCATCGAGGACAGCGTGTGCAACGTCGTGCCGTCGGTGATCGTCTCTCCGCGACCGCTGCTGTCACCGTCGACGATGTAGACCGAGATCGTTCCGTTGAAGCTGTGCCCGGCCGACCACGTCAACTTGACGGTAAATGTGCCGCCGTAATAGCAGGCGTTCGAGCCCTGGGTGCTGGCCGCGTTCAGCAGGTACGACGCTGGCGGTGAGGTTTGCGCCTGATTGAAGACGTACCCACCATCAGCTGTCGTCGAGTAGCTGACACCGGATGGGAGCGACGCTACGTCATCGGTTGGGGGTGTTGGAGCGGCGCCGGTGCTGCCGCTCCAGGCGAACATGACGTAGCCGTCTGAACCGACGATCCCCGGCCAATCGCCACCCGACGGGACACCCACGGGTGCCCCCTAGGAGCCGCTGCCGGTCTCAGTGACCGTGACCTGATCGCCCGACGCAGCGACGGTCGCCGAAGCGTTCAGCGACGTCTCGAACTTCATCGGGCCGCCAGCCTGCGCGAACGAAGTGACCATCGACGTGAAGCACCCGATCGCATAGAACGTCGACGGATACGTATCCGACCCATTGCCAGTGAACACGGGCGTGAGCGTGTAGCTCATCGGTGACGTTCCCGACGTCAGCGCGTACGGGGCGATCTTGCGAAGAAAGCCGCCGCCGGAGGTCGTGTACTCACCCGACATGCTGTGATCACCATGCACCGGCGTGATGTTCGTCGTCGTCATGCCGACGAACCAAGCGGCCACCATGCCGCCGTCGGCGATCATGTACGGCGACGTCGAGGAAGGTGTCGAGCCAGCCGAGCCGCCAGGTGTCGCGGCGGCGTACCAGCGATCAACAGTAAGCGCCGTGGAGGTGTTCGAGACGATGTTGCCCCACACCATGTTCGACGTCGAAGACTGCGCGTAGACACGATAGCCAGCCCACTGGTTCGAGGTCCACGACGCGCCGCTGTTCGTCAGCGTCGTGGCCGAGCTTCCGGTTGCGGCACCGGTCGCGCCGACCTGGCCGCCACCATAGTTGATCGCCTGCTGCGTACGCCCGTCATCAGTGAACAAGGCCGTAACGTCAGGCAGACGCGGGTACTCGCCCGGCGCCCCCCACTTGGTCCAGTAGCGATCCTCAAGGTCATCTGGCTTGACCGCGTCATCAGGCAACTCGTAGTACTCGCGTAGGAAGTTCTCGATGTCCTCGGCGACTTTCGGGCTGTGCGGCGCGATCTTGATCGGGATCGACCCATCATCGTTCGGTCCCGGGTGCGCAATCGGCCCGTGAACCTGCTCATGGGAGCGCACACGAACCCATGCGGGCCGGAAGTCCGGGCGGCCCTCGGCCGGCTTGCCGGCAACCATGAACGGAGGACGGCCGCGATGAACGTGATGCGGCCATGCCTGAACGACGGACAGCAGGATCTCGTGATCGGGAAGATGGGTGATGCCATCGCCGTCAGTCAGTGCGTCCTTGAGGTGGTCGCGCAGCTCGAGTGGCTTGATCTTCCCCGGCTTGTGGGTGTATCCGCCGAGACCGGTCTCGTCAGCCTCTGGGATGTGGATCGTCGTGACCTTTGGGCGGTCGTCGATCGCGTTCAGAATGCGGTTGTGGTTGCCGAACTCGATAAGCACGGTGATCCTCTCTACGCCGCGGCTTTGGGGCGGCTGACGGTTCCGCGCTTGCGGACCGGTTCACGCTGCTCGGTCGGGTCGTCCCCATCACCAGAACCACCGGCGGCGGGCGCAGCCGCGATCGGTGCTTCGGTATCGCCGGACGCCAGCAGTGCGCGCACGGCCTTCGGGTCGCCGCTGATGGACTCCGGCACAACGATGTACCGCCAGTCGTTCTTCGCGCACCACTCCGCTTTGAAGTCGCAATGCTTCGAGGCGCGCCCGCGACGGAGCACCTCCGGAGAACCGTCTTGCACAAGATCGACTAGCAGACGGATTGGCTGGAAGTAGAAGCGATCGAAACGCTCCGGGAAGTAACGCACCAGACTACCGGCCTGTGATGGTTGCCGGCACTCGCTGACCTCGTACCGAGACACAAAGCCAGGCGACCCGATGCCCTCGGAGATCGGGTCAACCTCAAGCAACCGAACGGGCTGCTCGTCATCGAAGTCCGGGTAGTCATCTTCGGTCACGTTGCGTTCGCTCACCATCTAGTACGCCTCCCCTTTGCCGATGATTCTTGAGTCCGATCCTGCTGAGGCCATCGCAAGCAGGTCTTGCCCGTCGCGGTTTTTTCGGTGCGCCGACACAGCTTTCGCGTGCCTGTTCAGCAGGCCTCGCAGGGTGCCGACGTGGACAGCACCCAAACCTTCGCCTGTTTGCAACCGGCCGAGAATGTGCATCGCCTGGAGGTTTTCCACGTTCGGTGACCCGGTGCCGTGCTGCTCCTCAAGCACTGCATAGAGGTCCGCTGCATCACGTAATGACTCGCGGCCGTCGTCATAGAACACGGCACGACCGTCATGCGTCTGGTAAGCAGCCTCCCGTACCGTCACAGCCATACGGCCGTGCTCTTTGTCCTCGTGTTGCTTGAACTTCCGGAGCGCCGCGACAAGGCCCTGAACCTGCTGTACACCCTCGTCATCGCCTTCGTGGTGTTCAGCAGCGAATAGCGTCCCGAGGTCTTGGAAGGTGCGGCGGATCTGAAAGTCATCGGCCATGGTTGGCCTCCTTTCGGAGCGAGAGAAGTGGCGGCCCGGGAGTCGAACCCGGAGCACCTCGGCTTTTGGCCAGGCGCAGCCCAATGGCCGCCGAAAACCAGTGGTGTACTAGTTGCCCTGGTAGATGTAACGCGACTCAATGACGGCCGCCGCGAAGCGGCGGTCGACACGATACCGGTACACGTCATGGTCGAAGGAAGCGCCCGACTGGACGGCTTCCTGCATGACCTGCAACGCCGTGCGGTCCTGGAACACGATGCTCTTCTTGCTCTCCAGCAGGAACCACGCACCATGCGAACCGTCGATGCCGTTGACCGGCTGGAACTGCGCGTTCAGGTTCAGGAACCTCGAGACCTTCAGGTTGTAGAGGCCCTGCAACGGATTGAGCGACATCCAACCACCGGTCGTACCAGCAATCAGCGAGCCGCCACTACCGGCGATGTTGGCACCTGCGGCACCCGGAACCGACGGCTGCAGGCTGGAGTTCAACAGCACTGCGGCGGTGAACTTGTCAGTCGGACCGGTCAGCAGCGTGTCGGGAGACACGAGCATCAGGTTCCCCAGCGGATCGGTGATCTGCTGCAATGCGATGTCCGCTGTCTCGAGACCCGGGCCGGACAGCTGTGCGCCGCCGCTGTTCAGGTTTCCAATCGCGGTGGTGTAACCCTGAGCGCCACCGGTCTTGATCGCCTGCATGACCTGGTTCTCTTCGGTGTAGCGCATGCGCTCACCCATGTCGGCCGCCTTGCTGACGATCTGCCCGGTCTGGTCGTCGTTCACCAGCTCCGTCTCGACCGACAGGATGCGCCCGAACTTCTGGTTGCGGACATGCGTGTCCAGACCCTCGAGCCGGCTGTCGCCGTATTCCTGACCCGGGGAGATTGCCTGCGGCAACTCAGCGCCGTACAGCGGTGCGTAGAGCTCCTCCGCCGTGCCGGAACTCACTACGCGGACGAGGTCCGGATAGATGACCGCAACGGCCGCGTAACCGTCGAACAGGAAGTTCTGCACACCGTAGCGAACGAGCTGCGACATCGCGGACTCGGACACCGACTCCTGGATGCGCTTCAGCGACAGGTCACCGAACTTCGACTGGTACTCCCACAGGCCAGCGACCTGTGCTTCCTTGAACCGGAGTTGCGCGGACACTTCCTTGAGGACGTGCTTGCGGGTGCGGTCCATGTGGTTCTTCTGCCGCTCTTCAAGCACCGTGGTGCCCTCCGTAAGCGGGCGGCCCAGCGCACCGATCTGCTTCAGATACGCGTCAGCCGCCTTGGTGTCAATCTCGACACTCATGGGTCTTGCCTTTCCGATGACCCGCGCCTAGACGGCGGCGGCGTAGGGGTGGGTCGGGGCCAGGACGACCTGGACACGAACGCCCGCGGCGCCGGTGAGCGTCTCGGGTGCGGGCGTGGCCTGGTTCGGGCGTGGAGTCGTCGCGACCGGCGGCAGTGTGTAGCCGATCACGTTGAACGACGACCCGATCGTGGTCGTCACACCGGTACTGGTGATCGTCTGCGCGGTCGCACCGATCGTGACTGCGGTGAACCAGCCGTACGTATCGGCAGCGGTGGTGTTTGCCCACACGACGCCGCGTACCAGGACGAGAACACCAACGGTGTCGCTGTCACCCGGGTAGATGAGATCCGCGTTGGACTGCAGCGCGACACCAAGAAAGGTGCCGCCACCGGTAGCCTGCGGGTTGCCGGTGACCTGGGACTTATTCGTGATGGGCGTCACCGTGTAGTTGGTGCCATCCCAGTACACGAAGTCGCCTTCGTTCACCGTCAGGTTGGTTGTGACGGGCAGCTGGACTCGCGACTGGTTGCGGTTCAGCGCGTCAACCGGGTTCTGTGCCGTGGTAGTCATGGCTCAGTTCTCCAGTTTCTTGGTCTCGCGCAACTAGGCGAGGTCGTCGGGGTCGATGCCCGCGATTGCGTACAGGTCATTGCCGCTATGGCCTCCGGCGGCGACGGGAACCCGCGGGCCGGCGCCCTCGACGCCAACTGACTCGCGGAGTTCCTCAAGGATCGCTTCGCGCTCGTTGAGCTTCCGCTCGACGAATCGCACCATCGCGTCCTCATCAGAAAGGGCCGCGACGTCGGCAAACCAGGAGTCGCGGTATCGCTCCGGGACGTCCTTCTCGCGCATCACCTTGATGGCGAGCTGGCCAGCCTTGAGGGTGCCGAGCTCTTCCGCCGCGTCCTTGTGCGCGGCAACCTCGGTCGCGAGCTTTTCGTTCGCCTCGCGGATCTTGTCGGTGGCCTCCTGGAGCTTGACTGCGAGCTGATCCTTGTCGGAATCGCTTGCGGCGACGGGCTTCTCGACGATCTTCTCCTGAACCTTGATCTCAGGATCAACCGTTGCTTCGCTGCACTCACGTAGCAACACGAGTGCCTCACGGGTCAGGATGTCAGCCTGATCGCCGTCCTTCTCTGCGTCAAGACCGATTGCCTCAGTGAACTTGGCGTTCGCGGCCTTGACCTTCTGCTGAAGCTCAGCAGTCGTCATGTTGACCTCCTTGGAGGTGACCGGCCGCGAGATGCTGCCGGTAGTGAGCGACGCTTCCTTCAACGCACGACGGAACCTGCCGCCGGTTGCTGTTTGCGTCACGATGTCTGCGGACCCGAGGTGCGCGATTTCGCGCACCATGTTGTAGGTCCTGCCATTGATGTCCTGCTTGTCCGGTGCGGTGCCGTACCCATCGATTGAGATGCCGACCAATGGGCGGTTCTCGGGGGAGCGGATCGCGGACTCGAGCAGGTTGCGAACCTTGTCGACGTCCATGCCACCGGGAACGAACTTCGCGTCCACGCGGGCGGGGTTTCCGTCAACGAACTTCGCTTCACGAAACTGGCCGGCGAGGAACTTCACGTCACGCTCGGGGCGTTCGCGTGCCTCGCTCGGGGTGGGGTGGTTCAGGTAGGCGCGGAGGCCCTCGAACTTGCCTTTCGCGACCGCTTCGCGGAGTGCCTCTTTCGTGTAGTAGTTCGAGTCCTCGGGGTTGCCGCAGCCTTCTTGGATGATGGTGGCCTCATAGACACCGGGTGAGAATTCCTTGATGGTGGCTTCGCGGAGGAGGGCGTGGAGGGAGACGTGGGTGGCTTCGCGCTTCTGCCCGTCGACGTCGATCGAGGGGAACTTGCGCTTGACGGCGGCCTTGACCTTGGATTGTTCGTCGGGGGTGCCGTGTTGCGCTACGCGGGCGAGTGCGTTGCGGGCGTGGGACTCGTCCGGGATTGGGTATCGGCGGCCGGGGAGCGCGAATGAGTCGTCGTCAAGGTCTTTGCGTTGCTCGGTGGAGAGCTTCGCTTCTTTGAGGTCGGCGTAGTCCTCGTCATAGGTTTCGTCGCTGCCGCGCTGGAGTTGCGGCATGGTGCTTGCGGCCACAGACTCGCGTAGCCGCTTCAGGAACATGTTGGCCACCACGGGCCTCCTGTATGTGCGGACGCCGAGCGGGCGGTCCGGTCAGATGTTGCTATCGCCCTTCGACGATCAGGGGGTACTCGACGTAGTCCAAGCCCTTGACGAAGATCGCGTCACCCAACTGGATGCGCTTCGGGTCAATGTCGTTAAGCTCGCAGTAACGGTCCAACCCCTCGACGATCCGTTGGGCGCCGTCGAGAATGTGGTCGTGCCAGAGGAGTTGGGCTAGGCGCCATGTGCGGTTCCATAGCCACTGGAAGGGTTCGCGGATCATGCGACACGCAGCCTTGCAGGGCCGATGTCACGCCATTGCTCGCCCGTCTGGTCGACGCGCTGCGGCGGGATGATCGTTACGCGGCGGCCGTGACGCAGCTCATGCCATGCCGATCGCAGCGCTTCGAGGCGGGTGAGTCCACCCATGCCGGTGCCGTACTCGAACGCGATACCCCAGTCGTGCCCGGGTCGGATCGTGCGAACAGCGGCGCGTGGAGGGATAGCGTTCATCCGATGATCCTTTGAATCAGCCGGCCATCACGCACCTCGGTATCCACCCGCACCTTCGCGGGCGAGATGCCCTTCTCCATGCAATACAAGTCCACCGCACGGAGATAGGTTTGGACGGCCTTGGCGTAGTTGTGCATCTTGGTGAGCCGGTCAGCGAGGATCGGGACTCGGCGCCACAGCATGCCGAGGGCGTTCGGTGTCTCGAAGCTGGTACCTTTCGCGCGCGCGTGCTCAGCCATTGAGCAGCCCCTTCGCGATCAACAGCCCCCAGTAGCTCGACGTAATTGCATCAGCAGCCTGCTGAGATACCCCGCCCTCGGACAGGGTTCGGTGGAACGTGACGAGAATGCTGGCTAACTCTCGCCCAGCGGTTTGCATCTGGTCACCTTCGGCTCGCATCGCTGCGATCAGGTCGGCGGGATCTCGGTCGTCTGGCTCGGGCATAGCGCCTCCGAGGGTTGGTGTGGATACGGAAGATCAGACGGTCACGAGTTGCGGCACCTTCGCCGCGACCCGCATCAAATCGTGAAGCTGCGCCCCGGTCAGCACTGGTGGTGCGATCACACCAGCAGCAACCATCGAGCACTTACAATTACTGCACACGATTCCGTTGGCAGATAGCCAGCCCGTACTCGACTGGAGGTCGTACACATGGCCGCTCCACTCCGCGGCAACGAGCCGGACCTCGACAAGCTCATCGAGGACTACCTCGCCGGCCGCTCGATCCTGCAACTCAGCAAGGAACTCGGCGTGAGCCGACCGACTATCACTCGCAGGCTTCAGCGGGCGGGAATCGAGATCCGAGACATGTCCGACGCGCATAAGGTGATGTGGAGCACGCTCAAGCACGACCGCGGCGCGATGGAACGCCATCTCGGCAAAGCTTGGGACGCTACTCGCGGCCGCGAGGTCGGAGACCGCGCACTGCTCGCGCAGCATCACTTCGAGCGGCAGAACCAAACCGTCGGCATGTTCGAGGGCGAACTCGCGGGACATCTGCGCCTCGCGGGCGTGGATGTGAAGCAACAGTTCGCTGTCGGCCGCTACAACCTCGATCTTGCCCTCGACGAACCTGCCGTCGCCGTGGAGATCCTCGGGTCGCGCAGGGGTGCGCGTCTGATCGCCCAATTCCTTCAGCGCACCGAATACCTTCTCGATCGCGGCTGGTCCGTGATCGTCGTGCTCTGTTGGGGCACCACTGCCGACGCCTCCGACCGTGCGCTTCCCATCGACACAACGCAGAAGCTTCTGGCCTACCACGAGGCTGGCCGCCGCGACGAATCCCTGCTCGGTCGCTACGGGATGATTGGGGGTGAGCGTTACCCGCGCTCCGCTCGCCGTTACGAGTTCGAGCATCTCCCCGCGATACCGGGCCTTCATCCCGGCTACAAAGTCGCCTGAGACCTTGACACCCGGAGCGAAACAGCCGACGTTGCACTCCGTCGCGCCCTCACCAGGAAACGTCGGCCACTGATCCATCGGCATCGGCGGCAACGCAGCCAGTGCCGGGCAGTCAGCACAGTGCTTCGCGGCACCATCCAACTGCCAGCGCAACAGTTGACCGTCAGCAGCGGCCGACTGTGCGTACCCGGCCTGCTCACCAGCCCACGCAACCGAAGTGCCACCAGCGAGCTTGTACGCCTGTGCTGCGAGATAAGCGATCATCGCGGCCTGCAACGTCTGGCCTGCTGCCGTGGGGACGACCATGAGCGCGCCAGCCGTAGTGCTCGCTAAGGATGCGAATGCGGGTTGAAGCGCGCGTTGCATCGCGAGGCCGTTAGGGCGTGTCGGCTGCTGCCCGGCCCCCCGCACACTGGCTGGTGTCGCTGTGCCGCTGCGATAGTTCTGAGCGCCCGTTTGCCACGCCTTCGCGTACGACCGCATCAAGATCTGCTGCTGACGCTGCTGCCACTGGACTATGGCCTCATGCGGCGTCACGAACACGGTCCTTCGGTCGCTTACGCCTGGTCGCTAAATCCTCTTTGCGTTCCCGCTGCAACCCCGCCAACGACCGCTCGAGCTTGATCCGGGTTATCGGATCGGAGCACCGCTCCAACTGACGTTCCAAATCCTGCCTCAGCAAATATCCCTGCAACCGTTCCTCACGGGTGAACAGCTCACCGGGTGCCAAACGACTTCCGCGAGGCTTCACCCGACCGGCTCCAACTCGGCAAGGAACTGCTTGAGGTTCTCCCCGGTCGCTGCCGTGAACTCATCCACATGTGCCTGGTACTCCGGGTCATCGGGTGTACGCCTGATGTGATCCCCAACAGCGGTATCGACCGTTGACTCACGGGCTTTCTGTGTGCCCGGTGCCTTGCTCGCTGGGATTCCCCCTGCCGCCTTCTGCGAAGTCTTCGCTCCCGCCGCTACAGGGACCGCGGCAGCAGGATCATCTGTGTCACTACCAGCACCCGCGATCTTCTGGCCCTCGATCTGAGCGCCACCAGGACCAACAAGCACACCAGCGGGCTCATCATCAACGCCTTGTGCCTTCGTTGGGTCGAGCTTCGGTGCCTGGCGCTTGGACGCCAGCATCATCGGCCTACGGATCTTGCCGCCCTGCGCCGGCTTATCGTTGCCCATCTCGGTCTTGCCGTCCGTGTCCTCGGCAAGGTCGAACTCGGCGATGATCAACTCCATCTCCGAATCAAAGTCATACTGCGTAAGCCCAAGCTCAGCCGCAGCGGATGTGGCCGCGGTCTGCTTCGAGATCCAGCCCATCCCCTCCGCAGTGCCGAGATCCTCAAGCTTCGCGGAACGGTCCTCTTTCGCGAGCTCGGGAAGAATGAACTCATGGTTGCGCCGGTCCCCCAACGGGACACCGGCCACGTCCATGACACGATTGAACATGTCGTTGAGGATCTTCTTCAGCAACAGTTGCCGTTCCTCGAACGCCTTTCCACCCGATGTCTCGGACGTGAGCGCCGTTGACTGTGTCGTGCCGGATGATGTTGCCGGCGACAACCCAAGGTTCGCGCGGCTGACACCAACACCAGCGACGATCTGATCAACCAGTTCCTCATAGGTGAAGTCCTCGCGGATACCCGCTGACGGACTGAGGTCTAGGGCCTTGAGTTCGACCTGGTCGTTAGTGCCAACGAATGACCCGGGTGCGGGTGCTTGTCCGTTCGGGAAGATTGCGTTCAGTACCCGGTTAATGTCCCCGCTGGTGCCCTTTGCTTGTAGGACACCCATGATCCGGGTCGCGATATCCGCCTGAATCACCTTTGAGGTGAGCAGGTCCCGCAACCGCTTCAGATCAGCCAACACTGGGAACAGGTCGGATCGGCCGCGCGCCTCACCCTCCACCACGTTGATGCGGTAGTGGTCGATCTCTTTCGCGTCGATCTGCCGGATGATGTAACGCGTCACACCACTCGGCGTTGCGCCTTCCGGCGCCTTGTTTGCTCGCGGTGGCGAGTACATCTCCATGCGTGTCTGAAACTGCTGATGGTAGAAGTAGACGGTCTTCAGGTCTTCCTGGTCGGTGACGACCTCATAGATTGAGGCTGGGTCCAACTGGCGGACCAGCAGGTAGCCTTTATCGCCGCGCTTGACCGCGAAGTACCGCAGGAACTGCTCACCGAAAATGGAGAGGTCCTGGCCGACGGTTCGGAACTCCAACTCGAGCTCGTTGGTGTCCCAGAACTCTTCCCATGCCTGCTGTGCCTTATCATCCTCGATTTTCCACTGCACCCCTCGGGCGAGCGGGAAGTTGACCATCGCTTTGACGGCACGACGGGCGATACCGGAGTGGTTCCATGCCTCATAGCATTTCGCTGAGGACGCCCAGTAGTCCGCCCAGTACTGTTGCCGTGTCGCGGGCCCGGGGATCATTGGGACGTAGTTCGCGGTCAGCGGTGACTCTGGTTGCCCCCACCCGCCGTTGCCACCCATCGCGAACCAGTCGGACTCTTGCAGCTTGGTGCTTTCGCGAAGGTTTGTGTACCGCTGACGAATCTGGTCCTTCGACAGCATCGGGGTGGTGCGTGCTTCACGTAAACGCCCGGTTTTCTCGTCGAAGGTGCCTTCCCACAGTGAGCAGAACACTTCGCTGCTGCCATCGGTCATGACCTTGCCAGGATCAATCCAGCCCTCACACAGACGACCGCACGACGGGTCGATTGGTGCGAGCTCCCACTCGTTTGCGGTGTTCAGCTGGTAGCCGTACGCCTCACGGTCAGGGTCATAGGCTGGTGGTGACTTGACCTTCGCAGCGGGTATCTCTGCGGCGGGACGCTTCGCTGCAGGCATCGCGCCCCCCTTTCACGTCTCGTACTAATAGTTGCGGCGCTGCATCCGGACCGTTCGGGCCGGCGCACCAGCAGGCACACCCACCGGTGGCCAAATGTTCGCGAGCCCATACCCAGAAGCATCATGGAAGTGCTCGAAGTAACCGTCCTTCGCGAACGACTCGCCCCTGATCCGCTCACCCGTCAAACCACGCTTCGATTCCCACTGCGCCTGCTCCATCGCCTCAGCCAACCGCGGGCAGGCGGTGCAGTCAACGAACAGCCGCTCCTGCCGCAACAACGTTTTGACCTGATCCACCCGATCAGATGGCACCGACGGCTCAAGCATCCGCAGATCCATCAAGCCATGCCGCTGCAACGTCACATGATCAGACTCGGTGCCGGACTGTGAAGTGCGTGCCTTGCCGGCCGGATCAACACCCGATGGTGTAGCACCCGTGTCGATCTCAAGGTCACGGTCCCGCTCAGTGATCTGTGCGGCGAACTCCTCGGTTGTCATCTGCTGACAATGCAACTCCGAGAAGATGTGTGCCGTCCGGTCCGCCTGAATCTCAATCCAGTAGCAGACTGCATGGTGATATCCGAAGTCAACGCCTCGCCACACCGGCCACTGCGTTTCACGAACGAATGGGCGGTGATGGACGGCACGGTCAAACTCACCGAACACGGCATCATCAGCCAACTGGAATGCGTCCAACGGCTGCTCGGGGTGTTCCTGCTTGAACTTCCGTAGGTCCGGGTACCGGCGGGACTCGGCTTCCAACCAACGCTCGTCACGCAACGGGTGCGCACTGGAGGGAATGAAAATCGGGAAGTAGTCGTTCGGCTGCTCGGCACCGGGTTGCGCGCCGGCCCACAGCTTCGCGAAATAGTTCGCTGTGCCCTTCGCGGTGCTGATCGCAATGATCGTGCCGCCACCAGCCACGATCGCGAGGATCGCGGTGAACGTCGCAACCGCGAACGGCCACTTAGCGACCTCGTCCGCGATGATCAACTGTGCCGTGAGCCCCGAGCCGGTGTCTTCAGTTGACGGCAGCGAAATGATTCGTGAACCGTTGCCGAACACGATCTGCGGCATCTTGGGATCGTTCGTGTCCTGAACGATCCCGGTGCGCAACTCTTCCGGCAACCGCTTGTACATGAACCGAATGCGGTCCAGCAGCTCAACGGCAGCACCAAGGTTGCGGTTCAGGATCAGGACCGTCTGACCCGGTTTGCAGTTAGCTAACCACAAGGCGTACGCGAGTGCGAGCCAGGAGAGACCTAGCTGCCTGGCCTTGAGGACCACTAGAGCGGCCTGGTCCTGAAAGTCTTTCAGGACCCCGCGTTGGAAGTCCCACAGCGAGAACGGGATTGGTTCGCCGCCCTCAGCGGGAACGACCCAACAGAACTCGTTGATGAAAAACTCAGGGTCACGGCGGGCGTGCTGAAACTCGGAGTTGTCCGCACCGATCTTCCGGTCGAAAGCCGCACCAGCACGGTCGTGTAGAAGCTCGGACTCAGACTGCTTGTCGAGAAGCACCACCATCGGCACCTCCCGTGATCACAGTCAGATGCTTATGGAACGCCACACGCGCAGGCTCACTCGCCGGGTCAATGCCGAGCTCAGCCATGAGCGCACGCCCAAACTCAGCGATGCGCT